TCGCAAAACTGTGAGACTCACACCAACACAGGTGACAATAGCTAAAAAGCTAGGTGTGCCACTAGAAGAGTATGCGAAACAACTTATAATCACGAAGGAGGTATAGGCATATGACAAATAAAAAACCAACTCGTGCGAGCCAAAGTATAGGTGATGTTACAAAAGTAGTATCACAAGCATCTACGATTAAACCCAAAGCTGCTGTAAAACCTTGGACTCCACCATCGTACTTAGATACGCCCAACGCGCCAGAAGGATTCAGACACAGATGGGTCAGAATAGAAATCATGGGGTTCGCCGACACTAAAAACATACAAGGACGCTTAAGGTCTGGTTATGAATTAGTGAGAGCAGACGAATATCCCAGTGAGGACTTTCCAGCAATCATGGATGGCAAATACGCAGGGGTAATCGGGCACGGAGGCCTTGTGCTGACAAGGGTACCGGAAGAGATCGCAAAACAACGACAAGATTATTATGCTAAAGAAGCTGGTGATCAACAACGTGCAATCGACAACGATCTTATGAAGGAACAGCATAGGGGAATGCCTATCGATATTGATAGACAGTCTCGTACAACCTTCGGTGGCAAAAAGTAATTTACTTTAAACCAACGAAATTTTATAAACCGAACTGGAGGCCTTTCGAGGCAGGTTCACTAAGGAGAAAATAATATGGCTAACGCTTCAACAACAGGGTTTGGTTTCAAACCCATTAAGATGGTTGGACAGTCGTATAATAATGCCGGTTTAAGTGAGTGGAATGTAGCCGCTTCTTCAGCTTTAATTTGTCATAGCGCTTTGACAATTTTAACTGCTGATGGAGTTGTTCTTACTGCTGCTGACGGAGGGGTGAATAACCTCGGCGTACTTAACGGTGTATTTTATACAGCTGCAACAACTAACAAACCAACATGGTCGAACTATTCGCCCGCTTCTAACACAGCTACAGACATAGTTGCACTTATCAATGATAATCCGCAACAAATGTTTGAAGTAATGTCTGCAGATACTGCATTCAGTGCTAATGAAGTAGGGGAATGTGCCGATCAAGTTACAGCTAATGGTGCTACTCCGTTGTTCAATTCTTTATCAAAGATATCAGCAACAACAGATGCAGCAACAGCTCAACTAAAAATAATAGGTGTTTCAAGAGATCCTGAACATTCGGACACAACTGAAGAGGGCTTTGCTCTTAGAGTTATGATCAATGAACATATCTTAGGAAACAACGTAGCAGGTATATAAGGAGATAAAATATGGCTATATCAAGAAACCAACTCGTAAAAGAGTTAGAGCCAGGATTGAATGCTTTATTCGGCCTGGAATACAAACAGTATGAAAATCAGTCAGCTGATATTTATGCTACAGAGTCATCTGACAGAGCTTTTGAAGAAGAAGTAATGTTGAGTGGTTTTGCACAAGCACAAGTGAAACCGGAAGGTTCAGGTGTTGTATATGACAATGCTCAAGAAACTTTCACAGCTAGATACACTAACGAGACTATTGCTCTCGCTTTTGCTATCACTGAGGAAGCAATTGAGGACAATCTATATGATAGACTGGCTTCTAGATACACTAAAGCTTTAGCAAGATCTATGGCTCAAACTAAGCAAGTTAAATCAGTTAACCCACTTAATAATGGAATGCCAGGCGGTACTTTCAATTCAGGTGATGGTGTAACTTTATTTAACACTGCTCACCCAACGATTGCTGGAACTGTGTCTAACACACTAGCAACTGCTGCGGATTTAAACGAAACTTCATTAGAACAAGCATTGATTGATATCGCTGCTATGACTGATGAAAGAGGTTTAAAAATCGCTGCTAAGGGTATGAAGATGATTATCCCATCTGCACTACAATTCACAGCTGAAAGACTTATGTCTTCTGCTGGTAGAGTTGGAACTGCTGATAATGATATCAATGCTATCAAATCTATGGGGATGATTCCTCAAGGTTACTCTGTTAACAATTATGTTACAGATACTGATGCATTTTACATCATTACAGACGTGCCAAATGGTATGAAACATTTCCAAAGAACACCTCTATCTACTAAGATGGAAGGTGATTTTGATACTGGTAATGTTAGATACAAAGCTAGAGAAAGATACGTTTTTGGCGTATCTGACTATAGAGGTATCTTCGCTTCACCAGGAGCTTAGTACTTAAATCTTTTGTGGCGGGACAAAGTTCCGCCACATTTAAACTTTAGAAAGGAAAAACTTATGAAAAAAACTTCAATCAATATCTGGGCCCACAATCACCATGCTAAATTTAATATTGAGCATGATGAAGATACAGCTAAAAGTGTCGAAAATGCTGTACTTGACAAACTAGGAGAAAAGAGTATAGTTTGGGAATATCTCGGAGATTCATATCATTCGGGATTAAATAGAATAACTTATGAAGAGGTTATCGATGATACAAGACCTATACAAACAAAAAAGGTCCTTGGAGTTGAAGTGGCAACAGGAGCATCTGGATAATAACAGATATACTCTTGACATGGTCAAGATCGACGATTTGATTAAAAGAGTCGTTACTGACATAAAGCTTGAAGAAGCTAGAGTTGCTACCTTACAAAACACTGTAGAAAGTGTTGCTCCACAAGTTTCTGTAGCTACTTAGACATAAAGCTACATCGCTGAAATCGCAATTTCACTATGGAGTCTCTTGCACTCTATTCAAAAATAAGCTATAAATATCTCACTATACAATATATTAATTTTCTGCATGGACGCGGTATAGTCGACGGCCTAGAGACTATGTAGAATCAACTAGGAGAATAATCATGGCAAATACTACTTTTTCGGGACCAGTAAAAGCGGGAACGATTTCAAATACAACAGGAACAACTGTTGGAACTAACATTGCAAACGTAGGTTTTGTAACTATGGCTCAGTCTGTAAAAGCTGATATCATAGGTGCATCACACTTAAATCAAGTTTGTGCAGTAATTCCAGCAAACTCACAAATCATTGATGTAATTTTAAATGTTACTACAGTAAACAATGATACTGGTGCAGCAACTATATCAGTTGGAACAATTGCAGATGCTAATGCATTTTTAGATGGGGTTAATGTTAAAGCTTTAGCAACTACTCATGGTACTTTAGATACTGAAGCAACTAATGTTGGAACTACTGACTTACAAGTTCTAGCTGACTTTACTGGTGCTAATGGTGATGGTACTACTGGTGCATCTACAGTTACTGTAATGTACATCCAAAATAATTCTGTTCAAGACGCAGCAGACTTATAATAAATAATTAATGGAGCCCTTCGGGGCTCCTACAAATTTTAAGGAGAAAAATATGAGTTCATTTTCAAGTGACCAAACAACATTAAACTTAGCGGTAATAGCAGCGGATACTCTTTCAAGAGCAGGTAGAGCTAGAATTACTTCTATCCAAGGATATGGTGTAGCAGCCTCAACCCTAACTTTATATAATTCAGCGTCTGCAGGTACTCCAGGTACAGCAGTAGCTATATATAAATTTGGAACTGAAGGACTAGAAGTTTATGTTCCTGGTTCAGGAATTTTATTTACAGATGGTATTGTTTACAATCTAGCCGGAGCAGGTGGAAGTGTTACATTAACTATAACAGGTGCGTAGGATTTTAAATGGCTAATATAACTTCAGGCTCTTATACTTTTGATAAGAACCTAGGCATTAATGAAATTATTGAAGATGCTTATGAACGTATAGGCATGCAAAGTGTATCCGGTTATCAATTAAAAACAGCTAAAAGATCTTTAAATATTCTATTCTCTGAATGGGGTAATAGAGGTTTACATTTTTGGGAAGTTATAAATCAAAATGTTACTTTAGTTAGCGGTCAGGCAGTATATAATTTTTATAGAGCACCAGGTGATGGTACATCAGATGGTGTGGCTACAACAATAACAGCTGCAATGACTAATTCACAGGACACCGTTCCCTGTACCTCGGTCACGGGTTTTCCAAAATTTGGTATAGTAACAATAGGCACTGAACAAATTTCATATACAGGAATTTCATCATTAAACTTAACAGGTTGTGTAAGAGGTATTAATGGCAGTACCGCTGCAACTCATTCAGATACAGACGCTTTGACACAGACTCCAAGAGGAATGGACAATATTCAAGAAGCAAACTATAGAGTTGCTTCAACAAGTGTTGATACTCCAATGACTAGAATCAGTAGATCACAGTATCAAGCATTTTCAAACAAAACAGATTTAGGTTTATGTACTCAGTATTGGGTACAAAGATTTATAGATAAAACTACTTTAACTTTATATTTAACACCAGGAAGTTCTCAAGCAGGGAACTTTATTAATTTTTATTATACAAAAAGAATTGATGATGTAGGAGCTTATACAAATGCAACAGATGTTCCATATAGATTCATACCTTGTATGATTGCAGGATTAGCTTTTTATTTAGCAACTAAATACGCACCTCAAAGAGAACAAGGATTAAAAATGTTATATGAAGATGAGTTAGCTAGAGCTGAATCTGAAGATGGTAATACAACTAATTCTACTTATATTTCTCCTAAAATATATAACCCGGGTCTCTAAT